AGGTCACTCAGACCTTCCTCGACCCGAACGACTTCTCGCTCCGCAAGGCGATGCGTACCCGCTACGCGAAGAAGCTCTTGCGCCCGGAATACTACGGCCAGATGCGCGTCACGAATTTGTAGAAATACTACGCCTCTAATCAGGTGTGCTACGCTTGGTCCGCCAGCTCTTCTTGGGTTGGCGGACCGAGGTGTTTATGGGCCGACCACTGGGATCGAAGAACCGCAAACCCTATGGGCGCGTGACTCCAGAGATTCGCGCATCGCTTTTAGCGGAGTACGCTGCAGGATCGATTCAGACCGATTTGGCGGCGAGATACAACCTCTCCCAAGGGATCGTAAGCCGCACTTTGCGCACCCACGGGAAAACTCGTTCTCCACAAGAGGCTCAGCGACCAACTTTCGACGTGGATGAGGCTGTGCGCCTTTTCACCGTCGAGAAACGAACCATCTACGAGATCGCCGCCGCCCTCGGTGTTTCGTACACGCCTGTGTTCACTCACCTCCGAAGACGCCGTGTGGTGACTGCACAGCGCGACCGGGGTCAGAAGTACAAGTTCTTCGACCGGGACTTCTTCGCAGAGGTGAATCACGTCTCTGCCTATTGGGCAGGCTTCGCTGCCGCTGATGGCTGTGTCCACGAGGAGAACGACACCCTTTCCTTTGGCATTCACCCTGACGACCGGGAGCTGCTGGAGCGCTTCAAGATAGCCGCGAGGCTGGACCAACCGATCACACTTCGCCCGAACAACACGGGGCGCATCTACGCATGGCTGAACGTGACGTGTCCCCGGTGGGTAGAAGCCTTGGCTCTGAACTTCAACGTGACGCCTCGGAAGTCTTTGACGATCCAGCCGCCGACCCAGCTCGACCGTGCCTTTGTCTGGTCGTACATTCGAGGGGTGTTCGATGGTGACGGGCACGCAGAGGCAGACGGATCGTCCTTGCAGCTCACTTCCGGTTCGCTTCCATTCTTGACGTGGATCATCCGCGACGTGTTCCGCGCACACCACTCAATCTATTCGATGCCCTACGAGCGGAAAGACGGGAGCCACAGCGAAGCACACGGCAGTCGCATCACAGGGAACGTCTTCCGCGATGTCGTTCGCCTCCTCTACGCCGACTCGACCCCTGAGACGCGGCTGGCCCGGAAGTACGACCGCTTCAAGGTCGCTGAAGTCCTCTGAACGAGGCTTTCGGACTAGGAAGAACGGCCCCTCACGGGGTCGTTTTTCTTTGGGCGTGTTGACTTTGTGTGCGCCTCACGCGATGAGTGCGAGAGGAGCAAACTATGATAGGTCGCCTGAACAGCGTGATGACGGAACTCGGCGCGTTGGGGGCGGTTTTTCGGCCTGCTCCTGCCGTCACGCTGCCGGTAACTTCCGAACAAGTCGCAGGCACCGCCACGCTCTCACTCCCATCCGACCCTGCGCCAGTTCTTTCTCCAGCTTCCGAGCCTCCGCCATCTCCAGACGAAGCCATCGTCCCGGTGGATGAAGACGTCGAAGCGAAGATCCGAGCCCTCTCTGAGATGGCGACGGGCGCTGTCTCCCCGTCGTACTCAGAGCTGAGATCTGCTTTTGAGCGAAACGAGGAGGACGAGGAGGACGACGAAGAGGACGAGGACGAGGAGGATCTGCCGGAAGTGGCGGAGGCGATCCCCGAACCCGTCTCGCCTCCGCGCAAGTTGAGAGTCCGGGCTGCGCCATCCCACACGGCACGGAGACTCAAAGAGGCTTTCGCCCGCTTGGACCTGCTGGAAGCTTGTGTCGCCGACCTCCGCGACTCGCTTCTGGCGGTTGCAAGCAGCATCAACGAGGAATCATGACAGCCATTCGCCGTTTCAGGAAAAACCCTCACCTCCCTGTCGTCATCGTCCCCGGCCACGGTCGCGTCCACGACGTCGACATCCTTGAAGGCGACCAGTACCAGCACTTCTCGCCGCACCTGCTGCACGAGATTGGGGCTGTGGAAGTGAAGCCGGTCTACCAGTCGGTTCCGGCGGCTGCGGCCATCCAAGTCATCCACGACGCTCTTGCCATCGCTGCTCGCGAGACTGTACCGGTCGATGAGCCAGCGCCCATCACAGCCGATGCTATGCCACCTGAGCCTGCTTCTGTTGAGACCGCCCCGACTCAACTCGAAAGCAATTCGGCAAACCCATCGCTGAACGATACGATGGTAGAGACGGCGCCTCTCGCTCCCGTGAAGAACAAGGGAGGCCGACCGCGTAAGGTGAAGCCCACGCCTGAAGCATAGGCACTGAAGGAGACCTCATGGCTGACGACTGTGGCGGATGTGGCGGCGGCGGTGGCACCGGCATCAGCATCAGCAGCTGTGGGATCTCGCCGTCGACGAAGGTTGACGCCGACGACATGGCGCTGTGGATTCTCCGGCGCCTCGGTGCTCCCCTTCTCAAAATCGAGCTGACTGAAGCGCACCTGATGGACGACATCGGGCAGGCGCTGCGTTGGTTTGCGGCAAAGAAGGGGTACATCAAGAGCTACGACTTGCAGCTCATCCCAAGCATCGTGGAGTACTGCCTCCCAAGCGACGTCGACGTCGTCACGGACGTGGTCTTCCCGTTCTCCAACTACGACATGAACCCCCTCGCCTCTCCGTGGGCATGGGCATGGCCCAACGAGAATCTGGGTGTTCCTCTCGCCTACGGTGGTGGGTTCGGGATTGGAGTCGGCGGAGGCGGAGAGACCGGCGGTCCCATCTCCAGTTTGCTGCAGGTCCAGCAGTACACCCAGACTGCCCAGCGTGTCCTCGGAGCGGACCCGGAATGGCGGCAAGAGAACACGAAGCTCTACATCCTGCCGACACGCCTGTCTCCGACGACACCCAAGGCGCTCGTCTACTACACGGCGAATTCGTTCTGCATCACCGACCTGAAGCAGCGGGACTTTGACCTTGTTCGTCGCTACGCGCTGGCGATGGCGAAGCGCGACCTTGGGCGTATCCGGTCAAAGTACGACTCGTACCCAACAGCGGGTGGTTCGACGGGCCTCGACGGAGGCGTGCTTCTCGGCGAGGCTGAGAGCGAGGTGCAGATTCTCGAAGAAGAGATTGGCCAGAGCGCGATGCCGATTGGTTTCATCGTTGGCTGATCGGGTCCATATGGTCCAGAGGGAGGTCTTGTGAGCAAGTGTAAATCGATCTCGGACTACCTCTGCCCTCAACCGACCATGCCGGTGCGTCCGATGGGCGACTGCGAGACTTTCGCCCTCGGTGACTGCGAGCGGGCGCTGTTCGACTGCATCACGAGCGAGCACGTCAACATCATCGGCACGTCGATCGCCTACTACACGCAGAACATCTCTCAGTCGATTGTGGACCCGGTCTACAACGAGCCGGTGAAGCGCGCTTGGCTTGGGCCTTATCTGCTGAAAGCCTTCGTCACTCTTGCCAAGACGACTGGCGTTGCGATGGAGGGTCTGTCGTCTCAGTTCGACGGCGAGCTGTGGCTGCCACGGTCCGAGTGCGAACGTGTGAACATGCTCGCACCAAGCGAAACAGACATTGTCCGTGTTTGGGATACGCCGTACTACAACACCGAGTTCGCGGTGGACGGCTTCGACATCCCCGGGGCGGGCCTGTACTTCGCCATCACCGACGTCCAAGAGGACGGTACTCTGTTTGACAACCCTTCCTTCGTCGGGTTCAAGTGTACCCTCCGCCGCACGACGCAGCAGACTCCCGAACGAAAACTTGTCACTTCCATCTGAAGAGGTCCCCATGTCCGTCACGCCAAAGATGCTTGCGCTGCTCGGTGAAGAGAACGAGCGCATGCCCGACCCGAAAGTCCTCATCCCGCAGCTTGTGCTTGCGATGGAAGCTGCTGGCATGGACCCCGGTGACGAGGGTCATCAGGAGATCTTCATCGGCATGCTGAAGAAGCTCGTCTCCAGCAAGGCCGCGTTGCTGAAGGGCATGAAGATGTTCAACGCCTCGAAGGCGATGAAGGCCCTCAAGGTCGCCAAGGCGGCGGTCTAGGAGGTCGCGTGCTGCAGCACAGTGTGCGAGTGGCCCTCGCGGTCCAAGGTGGGTTGTCGACCGTGTGCGCCACCTGTCCTCGGTATTGGGAGGGCCGCGACCTGAATCTCCCGGGGGACCGCTGTACGTCTCGCACGCCGTGTGGGTCGCCGCTCGCAGGTGATGACTTCCACGAGTACGCAGGCCCGATGACGGCCTTCGACCAGTGGTGCTTCATCTGCGGGGAACCCCCTGCGGGAGTCATCGCCAAGCCGGGGTCACCTCGCCGTTTCGGGGTGTGTGAGAAGCACAAGCGCATGCTTCCAACGCTCAAACCGACGAACATGCAGCTCCCTCAAGAAGCTCAAGCCTTGGTGAACATAGGTGGCGGAGTCGAGAAGACCCTCGCCACACTCTTCCCTCCCCGCAAGAAAACTGTTTGGGAGCGGATCGCTGAGACTGAAGCTGAATTTGAGAAGATCGACGCGGAGAAGGGCTGATGCCGAAGCCGTCCATCGACATCAACGTCGGTCCCGACATGGGAACCCGCATGACGCTGGCGATGATCGAGCAGGGCTTCTTGACGCTTCGAGCTGAAGCCATCCAACGCTACATCGTCCACAACGCCGCGCAGATCATGCTCGAAGAGGTGGTCTCTCGCATCCCGACAGGGGCAGACTACGCTGCGTACCGAAGCTCTCTGCGCCTTGTGCAGTCCGGCGTCGTCAACCCGGTCTTCGCAGTGGCATCGGAGCCGACCAAGGCCGAGGAGATCGACGGCGCCCGGGACGTTCTCTACTTCAAGCCAAAGAACGAGCGGAAGCCTCATCCCGTCGTCAAGCTGCTGATGCAGTACCAACCGTGGACCGCCGACACTCTTCCTTTCAAGCCTCCGACGTCGATTGCGACCGTTACGAAGCGGAAGGTTTCAACCCGAGAGGTGGAGGGGGTTCGCGAGAAGCTTCTGAAGAGCCGACCTGACTGGTCCAAGGCGTTCAAGGACGAAGGGGTGAAGGTCGATCCCCCGACAAAGTTCAAAGCAACAACAGACCTGTCGTACACCGCGCTTCGACTGGAGTACGGGCTGGGAGGGTCTCGGAGTGTCGCGCACTGGCGCCCGGCCATCGTTGCCACCAAGCAGCGAGTCGCTGCCTTGTTTGAGAGCGACGTGGTCGGACGGGCGATGCTGGACTGGGACTTTGACGGGTGGAAGTCTTGGAGGAACTTGTCATCCCCAGCGGTTCCCGGTACGGAGATCGACTCATTTGAAGAGTTTCAAGACAAAATTCGGTGACTGCAGTAGAACAAGCAGACCCTACGGAGGACTCCATGGCCATCAGTGTTTCCCAGAAGCTCGCAGGCATCCGCAAACGACTCGCGGAGATGGAAGGCGAGGCGTGGGGTCCTGAGAGTGAGATCGACACTGAGCACGGTGAAGGTGAAGCTGGAACTGGCGGCGCCGAGAACGTGAGCGACGTGAACGACGTGCTCATCGACTACATGCTCGACATCGCTGCTGGCATCGAGGACGCCTACGACCTCGACTCCGAGAGCGCTGTCGACTTCGTCTTCGACGCAGCAGACGCTGTCGCTGAGGAGGGTTCTCTGCCCTTCCTCCCCCCGGAAGACGATCTTGTTTCCACCGCTGAGTGGATCGGCAAAGCGAAGATCATGGCGTTCGGCGACATGGTCATGGCGATTGCTGATGCTCAGTTCGGCGAGAGCGCCTGACCCCAATGACAGACCCGTCTGTTCTCCTCGAACAGGTTACGGGTGCCCTGCCAAACGGCGATGTTGACCTCCGGTCATTTGACCAAGGCTTCATCGAGTCGATGGGTGGGCGAGTCAACGGCAGCCACTTCTACATCACCATTGATGGAGTCGAGCCCCCTCCGGGTGACCCGGGGATCCCGGTCTACTTCATGTACCCGGAAGACTTCTACGCGAACTTCCGGTACCCGGCCTTCGTCGTCACGCGCGACGACATCTCGGTGTCTCAGCAGCGGCTGCACCCTTTCACGCAGAAGTACCGGGCCCCGGCCAAGACAGCGACGTTCGTCACGGCTCAGACTCAAAACGGTCCTCGCACGCAGGCAGACCGTATGGCGATGCAAGAGGCGGCAACGCCCTACGACCTCACCTACACGGTCAACATTTACAACTCGCTGCGCGGTGGACCCGGCAGAAGCGCAGCGAATCGGATGCTCACGCACATCCTGAAAATCTGGCCTGTGTACGGTCAGGTCTGGGTGACGGACTCCCTCGGTGTTCCTCGTTCCTACGAGGCTTTCAACGAAGGTATTGTCAACTTGGATGACGTCGCAGGCATCTCGGAGCGCATGATCCAATTTGCCGTGACCATCAGGGTCGAAGCAGAATACGATCTTGCTGACCCGACAATTTCCCGCACTGCAACGCAACCGCCAGTACTCTCCCTCCAGAGGAAGAATCCATGAGCAAGTTCTACAACACGACTCGCGGTTCCATCTCGGCCACCATCGAGGGCAAGGTTGCAGTTTTCCCTCCGAAGGCATGGACCTCGCTCTCCGATGATGTGGAACTGTCGGCTTCCATGAAGAGCTTGCTCGACCAGCGCGCGCTGATCCCTGAGGTTCGCGCCATCCCCCTCATCGCGGCGAAGAAGTCGAAGTCCGGTGTGACCGTCGCTGTCAAGAAGGCCCCCGCTCCCGCGAAGCCTGAAGCGAAGCCTGAAGCGAAGCCTGAGGCAAAGCCTGAGGCCAAGGTCAAGGAAGACCCCATCCTTCCGTCGCCTGAAAAGAAGTGATTCTCCCTTTCCGCGACATTGTTCACCTGTAGGAGCACGACATGGCTGACATTCTCTCGCCCGGTGTTTTCGTCGAAGAAGTCCCGACGGCGGCGCAGATCATTCCCGGTGTGACGACCTCGAACCTCGGCACCGTGGGATACGCAGAGCGTGGTCCGGCCAACGAGGCTGTGCTCGTGCAGAGCTTCGAGCAGTACTCCCGCATCTTCGGTGGGCTGGTCACGCAGAGCCTCATGCCTCTCTCGCTCGCGGCGTTCTTCGCCAACGGTGGCCGTCGTGCCTTCATCGTGCGTGTTCCCCCCGCGAACGCGGTGGCTGCCAATGCGAAGATCCAGTCAGACCTCACCGACGACAGCATCGGAACGGGCGACGGCGTCACGACGGCGTTCACCGGGTCGTTCCCGACGGCTGCGGGGGCCTCTCCCCTCGTACCCGGCTCGATCAACGTCAACTGGCGCTCGGCAGGCGCCCCTGTGGTCGCTCAGAACACGCGCAATCGCGACAGCACCGCCAACCTCTCGCTGGTGACGGCTCAGGCGAGCTACGATGGTCGCATCAATCCCGCTGGCCTCCCCACGCTGGTGAACAACCTCGACGCCGTCGTGCGCGGTACCGTCACCATCAACTTCACGCTCGCGGGCCCCGGTGCGCAGGCCATCTTGATTCCTGCAGGGACGGGTTCGATCGTCCAAGCCTCGGTCGGTGACGGCACGGACGGCGCGATCGTGATCCTCGACTCGCGCTCGGGGCGCTTCTCGCTCCGCACTTTCGGAACGTTCGTTCCAGTGCTCGCAGACAACGGTGCCCTCGTCACGGCGGACTTCACTCCGACGACTGCGACCCGCACGGCAGTCGATGGCTTCGCAGCCATCTCGATTGTTGCAGGCGCCTCCCTCATCGACACCGACGCTTTCATTATCGATGATGGCGTCAACCCGCCGGTCACGTTCGAGTACGACTCGAACGGCGCCTCAACGGGTCTCCCCATCCCGTTCACCCTCGCGGACTCCACGGCAACGATTCAGGCCGCGACAATCGCTGCCATCAACAACGCCCCCCTGCTTCTGCTCAAGGCCGAAGCCGTGGCTGGATCGTTGACCCAGATCAAACTGGTGCCGAACTCGTCCGTCGCTCCGACCCCTGTGCTCTCGGAGAGCGTCGCCGCTGCTGGCTTCTCAGTCGCCCCGATCGTCGCCTCGGCAGCAGGTCTGTGGCTCGGCGATGTCGCGACCCCCGGGTCCGTGGACTACTCCTCAGGTGCGTTCGCGCTCGACCTCACGGGCTTCATCCCCTGCAACAAGAGCCCTCTCCTCTCGGACTACACGCTCAACGCGTGGTCGGTTGACCCGATCTCTGTTGGGACGTGGGGAAACAACCTGCAGGTCCAGATCGCTGGATCGCCAAACTTCTTTGATGCCTCGACCGGCGTCTACACCCGCTTCGACATGCTGGTGCTGCTGCGCAATACGCCGACGTCGTCCTTCAACGTCGTCGAGCAGTACGAGGAGATGGTCTTCAACGACCCAACCTCGCCTGTCTACTTTGCCGACGTCGTGAACGAGTTGTCCGATTTCATCCGGATCAACGAGCCTGCCGGTGACATCCCGCCCTACCAGCTGAATGCGGTCCCGCACACGCTGGCTCTCGGTGGCGGAAACGCGCTGGCTCCCAACCGAGTCTTCTCGACCTCGCTCGGTGGACCCATCGCGCCTCGGACGGTGTCGATCGCCTACACCGACACGGGCGGCACGGCGCGCGTCATCACGGACGACGGTGACGGCAATCTGGTGGGGTCAGTCCTGACTTCGGCGGTCAACACCATCGACTACGAGACCGGCGCGGTCGAGTTCACCACCCTGAACAACATCAAGGGAGCCACGCTCGTCGTCGCGACCTTTGCCGACAAGGTGGCCGAGACGGTTCACTCCGAGATCCTCGGCGACAGCTCGAAGAACTACCTGCCGGGTGAGGAAGGCACGTTCGACTCAACGAACTGGGGTCGGTCGCAGTTTACCGACGCCACGGCGCTGGCTGCGACCTACAAGGGCATGTACGCCTTCAACAAGGTCGAGGAGCTGCTGCAGATCACGATCGTCGACTTCGCCGGGAACGTGATCATCTCGCAGGATCAGCTCGACTACGCCGCTGGCCGCGCGCTGATGCCGCAGGGTGGTGACCGCTTCATCATCCTCACCCCGCCTGCCGGGCTGACGGCCCAGAGGGCAGTCGATTGGTTCCGGTTCAGCCTCGCACGGTCCTCGGACTACGCGGCGCTCTACTGGCCGTGGGTCCGGGTCTCCAATCCCCTGATGAACAACCGGCCCACGCTGATGCCTGCCCTCGGGCACATCGCGGGTGTCTACGCCCGCACGGACAACAACCGGAACGTCGGGAAGAGCCCCGGCGGCACCGTGGACGGCGCCTTGACTTACCTCGTGGGTCTGGAAACGTCTCCGACGCAGGAAGACCGTGACCTCCTCTACCCGAACAAGGTCAACCCGTTGATCTCGTCGACGCAGACTGGGCTCGCGGTGTGGGGCGTCCGCACCATCTCGAACGTACCTGACTGGCGCTACATCAACGCTCGTCGGCTGTTCATGTTCTTGGAGAAGTCGGTCTTCAACGCTACGTGGTGGATCGTCTTCGAGAACAATGGTCCCGGCCTCTGGACGCGCATCACGGCGCAGCTGGAGTCCTATATGGGCAACTTGTTCTCGCAAGGCTACTTCGCGGGTGTGAACCCGTCACAGGCGTACTTCGTCGTCTGCGACTCCTCGAACAACACCCCGGCCACCATCGAAGCGGGTCAAGTCATCATCGACATTGGTGCAGCCCCGAACAAGCCTGCTGAGTTCGTGCGAATGCGCTTCCAGCAGAAGTCCCTCAATTCCTGACTTTCCACCAACGGGTCCATATGGTCCCGTTGGTGTTTCTCTCTGAACCCTCGTACTCTTCCCCCAGCTTGCAGGAGAACTCACATGGCTTCCCTCTCGATCACGAACATCTCGGCGTCGGCCTTCTTCCTCAACGATGTCTACGTCGACATCGCCGCAGCGCAGACCCTCGTCGTCAGCCGGTCGCCTGCGGAAATCTCGTCGATGGCGGGCCTGCAAGCTGCAGTCGCTGACGGAATCCTGACCGCATCCATCGCCTACACGGCGGATGAGTTGGCCTCCATCCCGCTTCCCTCGCCTATCGCTCCCGGCTCGGTGAGCGCGCTGGCAGTTGCTCCGGTTGCTGCTGCAGCGATCGACTCCGCTCCGGTCATCTTCCGCAAGGCGTTCGCCTCGGGTGGTGC